CTGCTTTGGAGCTTGCTTTTTCTCTGGCGCGTAACAGGGCTGAATAGGTCTCATGATCGCGTCACCTGCCTTGATAGCGTCTGCGAAGTATTCGAGCCCCTCCTTGCTCAGTGTAGGCAGGGGATAGGAGACGGTGTTGCTGCCTGTGGTGCGCTTTGGTCCTGGTTCAAGCATGACAGCCCCATAACTAGGGATAAGACCCTTGCCAAAAGCAGAGTTAGGCACGAACGAACCACGCGCCCTGATAGCCTGTTCACGGTCTTCATTGTTGGTGGCCTTGACCTTCCCTTGCCGCTCAAGCTTCGCAACATGGTCGCGGGCTCTCTTCATGCTAGAGCGCATTGAGACTGAAGCCTGGAGACTGGCTGCGATTGCTTGCGCGGTAGGGCTACCAGTGTCTGAGCAGATCCCTGCCAAATGGTGCCTTCCTGTGGCCTGATAATTGCCGTCATCATGGCGCACACTGGAGATCGTGTAACTTGCTACGTGCAAGGGCTGATTATCCTCCCTCGTAGTCAAGGTCTTGAAGCCTGTACCCTTGCCAGTCAATCCAGCGCCGTAGCTCATATCAATGGATCGCAGTCCGGAGTCCGCAAATCTTTCCTGAGATAGAAAGCCAGCGGTAGCGCCGTTCACAATCGCCTGAAACTCCGTGATCGCCGTCCCGTGGTCCTGTCCCTTCGCGATAGCATCGCCGCGAACGCCCGTAGCCCTAATCTGCTTTGTCTTATTCTTTGGCTTGCTGGTAATCGATGAAGTACGCGCCTTGCTGGTAGTCTTTTTACTCTTACGTGCCATTGCCTGTGCTCCTTTTGTGGTGGCCCCTCGGCCTGTTTAAGTTAAACCCTTTATATCCCGAGCAATTTCTATCTGTCAAGTCTTAAAGTTGAAAGAATGTTTCAACGTTTAAAGGTTGAAAGCCGTGGGGGTGTCCTAATGGTACGGATGCGGGGAAGTTTGGAGTGTGGGGCGCTACCCAATTACTTGCATCCCACAAGTAACTATCAAGGCTCCCAGGCTGTAAGTACTTGCAACATGCAAGCAAACCTAGGTTTTCGGTTCGAAGTTAAATAGGGTACGCGCGAGTGGTGCGAATAACCGTGATACTGCTCTACAATACGCGCAGCAGGGCCTATGCTGGCCGTGGAGCGCTTTTGGCTGTCTGGCCAGGGCTGGGCATTGGTCAAGGGGTAGGCGGGACTTATCGTTGAAATGGGGGTGTGCGAACGCCTAACCCACCCCCCACCCCCCCTTCGAGGAGCTATATATATTTATATCAACTACGCATGTCTCTCAACATACAGGCCATGTACGCCCTTCACACAAGACAGCGCGCTAGCGGGTTTGGCTAGCATTGATTATGTCATGTGTTATGCTGCCAAGGCATGGAGGTTATCTATGTCTTTGAAGCTTGGACTCAGGTCGTTTAGAGATGAACTGATGAGGCGCTGGGAGGGCAAGGCTCCCCTGGAAGCACTAGGCCTTATCCCCGCGCTGTTTGACCTTCTTGATGAGCGTGACGCTGAAATCTGTAGACTCCGAAGGGAAAGGGATTTCCTGGTGGAGGCTTATGCAGATGAGGGGTTCAGAAAAGGGCATCAAGGGATATAGGTTTATTTTGACGGCGGTTATGTTTGGGAATGACGCCGAGGATGCTTTTAATAGGCTCATAGACGCGGTTAGGCGGGACCCGGAGGGTGTCCTGGACGGGGTGGTAGAGGCAGAAGCCCTGGACTATGTCTGCCTGGTTGGAGAAGAGGGTACAGCTGAGGCCTAGTAGGCTAGTAGGCTAGTAGGCTAAGTAGAAGAAACTTTGTTTCTTTGTTCTATGCCTAAGTAACTAGGTAACTAGGTACCTAGGTAACTAAGTATCTAGATAACTAGGTAACTAAGTACCTAGTTAGTAGAAACGTTGTTTCTATGTTCTATGTCTAGTAGGTACCTAGAGTACTAAGTATACTTAGTTAATCCCTTCCTGCTTACCTACGGATAGGGTAGCTGTGTATTTAAGATCTGTCAACCGGGTTATAGGAGGTGAATATGGGAGATGTTTTGGAGTCCCCAGAGTGGGCGGAGAGGCTTTCTGACGAGGCTTTGCTTGTGGAGCCCCGCGAGCACTTCGATAAGGCCGTGGTGGGCACGACGCGGACTCCTGCGGACCATTGGGACCGTGTTGGTGGGGTTGAGGTTGCGGTGTACGAGTCGGGCCTTTGTGTTGCGGCCATCATGGAGTGGTTGGGTTGTGGGGCTGAGGACGCTCAGGACTGGTTTTACTTCAACATCTCTGGGAGCTGGCTTGGGGAGGGTACTCCTGTGTTTGTAGAAAGTGACGAATTGTAGCTTGACTGTGATGGCGGGACTGGATTAGGATTTTTTCAGTTCGCTCTCCTCTAGAGCCAACGCCCCTCAACAGTCCTCCTCAGGGTAGCTCCCTGGGGAGGCTGGGGCTGGGTGGCTTGACGGCGGGTGTTTGTAGGGGCGTCAATGACGCTGTTGTTATTTCTGTTGCCCTTTTGGGTGTGTGGAGGCGTTTGTGTTCAGGGATACGGAGCTGCATGATTTTTTAATAGAGGCCTTTCCTGGTCGTCTTGGGAAGACCGATAGTTTGATGGGTTGGTGTAGCAAGGCGGTGCTTGCTTTTCCTGATGTGAATCTGGTTAACGAGGCTCGCAAGGCTTTGTTGTGGGAGGCGGAGCGTCCATCTAGGTCGAAGAAGGACATTCGTGCTTTTCTGAGGAACTGGTGGTCTCGTTCTCAGGAGAGCTTTGATAGCGGTGGTGGTCAGGTAGTTCTTTTGGAGGCTGCTCGGTGGTTGCGTAAGAACAACAAGAGTCCTGACTACCTGTTGGACAGGTGGTGTGCGAGGCGGGGTGGTTTAACGAAGGACTCTATATCTTCCTTTTGCCAGTATTTCGGTGTGATGCCTCCTTCTTCCGCTGAAGAGGTGATCAAGGTTCGCGGGGAGGCACCATGAGCCCGTCTCCTTGGAACAAGCAGCAGTTGTTCAGCAGTAGAAGTGTTGAGTGGTCTACTCCTGAGTGGCTTTTTGACGATCTTGACATGAGGTTTGCATTTCAACTTGATGTTTGTGCCAGTGGGCGCAACGCCAAGGTTGATATGTGGATAGGGGAGGATGACGACGCCCTTTCTGTTGAGTGGACCGATTTTATGGACGGTTACCTGCCTAACATGGCTGTGTGGATGAATCCGCCTTGGGGCAAGGATGTGGGCAAGTTTGTTAGGAGGGCTTACGAGCAGTCTAGGAAGCACCGTCTTGTTGTTTGTTGCTTACTTCCTGCGTCTACGGATACGAGGTGGTGGCGAGACTGGGTGTGGAAGGCTGGTTCGGTTCAGTTGATCACGGGAAGGCTGCACTTTATTCGTGACGACGGTCACACAGGCCCCTGTCCAAAGGGGGCGGCGATTGTCACCTTTTACCCCTGGCACAACGGTTCGCCGTCCGTCTCTCTTGTTCAAAGGGGGGGCAGTGATGATTCGTGAGTCAGAGAGGGCGATTCTTTCGGTCTGTCTTAGGCACCCTGTTTGCGTTGATGAGGCGGAAAGCCTGGGACTTAAGAAGGATCATTTTGCAGACCCACACAACAGAATCACATGGGCTTTGTTTGTAAGAGAGAGGAAGGCTGGGATCGGCCCCGACAGGGCCACTATCTATGATCGAATGGAGGGAAATGTTGGCTCCTCCAAGCCGTTTAGCCTGTGGGAAGATCTTGAGTATTACATCAAGACCGTAGACGCGGCGAACGCCAATAGGAACAACATAGAAACCTATGTCTCCTCTGTTATCCAGGAGGCCAGGAGACAGTACATTGTTGATAGCTGTAGAAACATCCTCGCCTGTGAGGAGGACAGGCTTCCGTTTTCGGAAATACTCAAGCTGTCGTCTTCCATATCTAGTGCCACAACATGGACTCCTGAGGGCCGCTCTGAGCCGAGAACAGCGCATGACATAACCAAGGATTACCTGGAAGACCTTGAGGCACAGAGACTAGGTCTGCGAAGCAACACGCTAGTGCAAACCGGAATGCCGTCTCTGGACAGAATCCTTCAGATACGCCCTGGGCAGATGATTGTTGTGGGTGGTAGGCCGAAAATGGGGAAGACCCATTTGATGATCTCCCTGCTCAGCAGCATCTCAAGGCTTCAGGAGAAGCCAACCCTGTTCGTCTCTGCAGAAATGAACGAGATGCAGATAGGAGAGCGAATAGCATCCTCAGATGCTCGACTGGGAAACACGGCAGAGGATGTAAGCAGGGTCTCTGGAGACATCCTGAGCAAGTGGGAGGGGGTACAGACCTATTTCGATGACAAGCCAAAGAGTCTTGGCGCTGCACTAATGTCTATTCGTGTGCAAAAGAAGAGGCTCGGCATATGCGCTGCAGCCGTTGACTACCTCCAGCTGCTCAAGCTGCCCCAGTCTACAAGCAGAGAGCGACAAGTGGCAGAAGCATCCAGCGCCTTTAAGAGGCTCTCCATGGAGCTTGATATACCTATATTCGTGGTCGCTCAGCTAAACAGAAGCTGCGAGTTCAGGGAGAACAAGCGGCCAATACTCTCTGACCTGAGAGACTCAGGACAGATTGAGCAAGACGCCGATGCGGTGGTCTTTGTCTATAGGCACGTTGTTTACAATGAAGACCACGACCCTGCATCCGACGCAGAGGTGATTGTCAGGGCCCAGAGAAATGGCCCCATGGGAACAGCTATGTGTAAATGGGAGCCTGGGCGAGGCTGGTTTGAAGGGGCTAGGTAATGGACACAAGGGACGATCTTATCGCGATCCTTTCATACAGAAGAGGGGCACCAAGAAGGTCTGAGGCATACACGCTGTCCGAAGAAGAGTGGTCTATGTGGGCGGATAGGCTTTACGCGAGTGCCAGGCTTCAGGCCAGGAAAGGGAAAGGCGGTGGGGTGAAGCTTGTTTCGGCATGGCTTTCCATTCGTGCCGCACACAGGGGGTGGATGGACCTGTTTTCAAAGTGGGGGAAAAGGGCTTCAGAAGCGGGGCTTTCCACAGAAGACCTAAACACCCCCTTGTTCGAAAGGCTTTACACATCTCTTTCTAAAGAGGAGAGGCTTAGGTCCTCATCGACCTACTTCCTCAAAGAGCATGAAAGGGTTATGGGCTATCCGTTTAGGTTGGAGGTGTTTTGATGAGCGTGTTCATAGGCATTGACCCAGGACTTTCTGGGGGACTTGTGGCGATTGACCACACAGGCTCTGTGATTGGTCAAATGATTATGCCAAGGACTAACGGGTCAAAAGGTCCGCTAGACACCTCTTGCATACTCTCATGGCTACTAGAGGTAAAAAGCCCTGGGGCCTGCGCGGCCCTAGAGAGGGCCTCTACAAGGCCAGGGCAGTCAGCAACATCCACACTTACTTGTGGGGTTAATTGGGGGAGGTTAGACGCCTTATTGGTTGCCCTTGGGATTAGGTATGTAGTTCCAACTCCTCAGCAGTGGAAGCGCTCTCTATCTCTCCCAAAGCGGTCTGCAAAAGAGAGGGATCAGGGCAAGGTGGATGCCGTTGAGCTTGTAAGGTGTCTCTTCCCCGATATGGACTTAACCCCTGGGAAAAGAACGACGCCGCACGATGGGCTGGCAGATGCGGTGCTTATTGCTGAGTATGCGAGAAGAACCCTTAGTTAGCCGATCTTTATGTCAGCGTAGCCGGTATCAGAGCAATACTCTGTAGTCATTGAAACTTCGATCTCATAAGCGTCTAGGCCAGACAAGACCTTAAAAGCAGCCTCTCTTAGGGCTGGGCCAGACTCTGGATCGCCGCAAATAGGGGTTATTCTCACTGTTGCCCTTGTTATCAGAGGCTCGTTAACGGTCTCGGTAAGGACGTACCAGCAAGAGCCGACAGAGACCGTGCAAGACGGGTCCTCCCAGCGAGGGTCGTCAAATGGAAGGCACGGGGGACCGGGCGGTATTACGCATTCGGCGCGAACAGGCTCAGCAAAGACAAGGAGTAGGGCGGCTAGGGCCAGGGGCCTCACTCTTCCAACTCTTCCCTAATCGACTTCACAGACTTGGTGAGCTTCTTCACCTTGCGCTCAAGGTCCTCTGGGTCGAAGTCATCCATGACGAGAAGCCTCTTCTCCATAAGCCCCACCTTCTTCTGCATTGCTGAGACCTCTGCCTCTAGCTTGGCGTGAACCGCCTGACATGCCGGTGGAGACTGCCCGTCGCTGTTGCTGGACTTCTGCTCCATCTCCAGCTTCTTCATTTCCATCTCGTGCCGCTGCTCTGCCTTCTGGCTGTAGAAGCTCCAGGCCTTCTTTCCGCCCATGACAGCGATGCCAGCCATGACCACAGCCAGGATGGGTCCGTAGTCACCGCTCAATTCATTTGCTGTTACGACCGCCTGCTCGATTTCGCTTGGGACGAGGATTTGCTCTGAAACTTCCTCCTCAGCTGGAGGTTCCTCGGTCTCTACAAGCTCTTTGGTTTCTTCTGGCATCTCTTTTGTCTCCACTGGCGCAGGCCTACCTGGGTCTAGGAGGTCTGCTTCCTGCTCAGTTGGCGTCCTGCTGTAGATCCTTATCACCGACCCGGTGTCTATAAGACAGTCTTTTATTGAGTGAGTCTTTTGGTCTACGCGGACATTGCTGCCCTCAAGCAGGATTGCGTAGTTTCCGCTTTTTACCTCGCACGCACTCACAGATACACGGGCTAGCTATTCGGCCATCCCGATGGCATCAGCCTCAAGGAGTGCCCGCTCTCTCATCTTTCGGCGCTCTATGGCTTCAGAGATAAGATCGGCCTCGTCCGTAGACAGTATGTCTTGAT